TTCAACATAGAAATCATGATCCTCAATGAAGAAGTCTGGTGTGTACGTTCTAACAGGTGGTACGTATTTTATTTTATTTGTTTCGTACGATGCTTTTATATTTCTATCATATAAATCTCTAGCAAAGTCAGCTTCAAATCCTGATCTAAATTTTGTTCCCATCACAACTCCTCTAGTTCATTTATACGCCCTGTACCAAGATCATAATACAGTTTAGAAGCTTGTCCCGTAAGACCACTGAACCTGTTCTTTATTACTCTAGCATATGTTGTGTGACGTTCTACAACGCAATCAGCTTGTCCGTTACGTTCAAGACCTAATACGATGTCACTAAGCTGCCCTATGCTGTGGCTACCTCTAAGATCACTCAAGCTAACATTAAGCGAGTTAGTTTCATGTGATCCACCATTGGACGGTCTACGTAAATGCGACACCATGAACAAACAGATATCAAGTTCCTGCACAAGAGTACGCAACTTGGTTACGCAAGCGTCAATTGTCTTACGTTCATCCATAGCGTTCTCTTGTGCGCTAACCAGTATACTAATATGATCTAATACAATATACCTACAGTTCAAGGCACGTACAAGATAACGTACACGCGCTATGATGTTCTCTATTGTGTTGGACCCGAAGTGATCAAAGAAGTAGAAACGTTCTGAACCTAGAACTTCTTGAAATGCTTTCTCATACGCTTCATCCTCGTAGACCACATCGGGAAGATGTAGTGGCTTGTTCATGTGTAGGCTCATCAGGCTTTCAGCTGTAGTGCGTACACTTTCTTCCATGAACATTAAACCAATATTCTCGTCTGTTTTATTATAGATATGGTATATAATTTCTCGTAGAAAGCTACTCTTACCAATACCTGTGCCAGCGCAGATAGTTACTAGCTCACCCTTACGTACTCCGTACGTCATACGGTTCAAACCTTCAAAGGGATAATCTACCACCGCTTCCTTTGGACCTTCTGACAGAACTTCCCATAGTTGAGAACCAGCCACAATGCCATCAGGAGTATGTGTATCTGCGTTCCACCAATCACTGACAAACTCAGTCGATTTATTCTCCATCAGATAAGCAGAAGCGTCCTTGTAGCGAAGCTTCATTATCTTAGCTTTAGGTGACAGAACCTCTGCTATCTTCTTAGCGTTCTCTGAGCCTACTTTATCATTATCAAAACAAATAACGATATTGTCAAAGCTCATAAGATAATCGTAGTTATCTACAATGTCTTTGTGTGCGCTAGCGGCACCCGTCTTAACAGATACACAGGGCCATTTACTGTCGAACATCTGATGTGCCGACATGGCATCTAGTTCGCCCTCACAGATGGTTATGTACTTACCACCCTTCTTGAACAACTGTTGACCGAATAGTGTAGCGTCACTTATCTGACCCTCAACTGTAAACACTTTGTTCTTGCCACGTATCTTATTAGCTATATGTTTATTCCATTCATCGTAATATGGATAGATGTGTTTTAAAGAGTCGCTTACAGTTACTCCGTACTTCAGGCAAGTTTCAGAAGAAAGTTTACGCTTTGATAACTCCTTGGTTTTACCTGAAGTGAGATTGGAGTTATTCACTACAGGACTTTTAGCTGTATACTCGTTAATGTGCATCTCTATTCCGTTCTTAATAACAGTGTTACAAGAAAAACAGTACGTACCATCTGCGTATATAGATAGTGCGTCTGAACTACCACAAGTAGGACACGGTTGATGTGTCTTCTTTGCCTTCGTCATAGTACCTCTTCCACATTAGGTTCTTTTACAACTTTAGTGAAGTAACGGTATCCATTAGCATATCTGAATACACGTAATCCTTCACCGTTATTTGTGTTCTGCCAGCACTTATTCTTATAATCACAGAACACGCAATCTTTAGCTAAGATCATGTTACCGCTGGTGCCATCCGGTATCGGATCAAAACAACGCTCTGGTATGTTCTTTTTCTTTACCATCTTTTTAAGATGTTTTACTCTATCAGAAGCGTTAATTAACATCAACTCATCTACCTGCATCATGCAGATTTCACCGTTGTTCTTGTTGATAGCGAGAAAACCACCTTCATCAAGGTCAAGGGCTTCCATGTACGCGCTAATCTGAGAAATGTACCCGAATGGATCGTTGTTCTCAAGCGTATTTTGTTTAAATTTTTTAAAACCATAGTCCGAAGCTGACTTAACGTCTACCAACGCACCGTCAATAACAGCGTCGATATGACCTTTTACACCTTCTAGTTCTACTTCTTTTTGCCGGTCTTCAACTTTGTGTCCAGACTCTGTTACTAAATATAACAGTAGCGCCTCTAACAGATGACCGTAAAAGAAACGCATACGCAATGCCGGTGATTCCTTACGAGGCACTGGATCGTTTATCTCATACCATAGTTTGCGATCAGTGCGACCAATGGCAGACAAGCGTAATCGCTTTCGCTCACCTTCGTATGGTGAAAGAAACCGTTCTATCTCTTCACGTACTACAGACAAAAAATCTTCTAAATTATTTTGATCTAACTCTTCTTTACCATTAAGTATTAATTCTTCTATGTCTGTAGTTAAAGTCTTTACTGATTTCTTCGCCATTGTGTCTCCTACTATTAAAGAATGTGATAGCTACCGTCCCTCTACTATCACTGAACTACCCTATCTGTAGTTCTCCCTACTATTAAGGTGGAAAGGTAAGGAATCGAACCTTACGCTAGGTTGCTCGACCAACCTTGTAACGTTGTCGAAAACGGTACATTAGCCGCCTTGCTTTCCATATAGTATATTACAGTTCGTCATCACCATCAAAATCGTCAATGGTGTTAGCAGCAATGTTATTGCTATCTAATACGAAACCATCTTCTTCCGCATCAATCTCATCGTTATCGACATACGGTTTGTAATCAACGATCATAATGGAATTAAGTGAAGCAGA